AGGGACCCGCCTTATTTGGAACCTTTCCCCCCTTGTAAGTCGTAAAGAGGCGGGGTGGGGAGGGTCAAGGAGAAGACGGCCGATGCTGGGTACGGCGGGCAGCATCAGCGGCTTCGGAGGCAGTGGGAGCCGGTGGTCAGGGCCGGCGGTATCCGGTGCGTTCGGTGTGGCGGCCGGATCCGGCCAGGGGAGCCGTGGGACCTGGGTCATGTCGATGGGGACCGGTCGAAGTACGCCGGCCCGGAGCATGCGGCGTGCAACAGGGCTACGGCGGGCCGGAAGCTGTGGTTGCCACCGACGGTCGAGGTTGAGGAGCGCGACGGGCTCGCCTGGTCGGACAGGCGGTGGCAGCAGCCGTGGCTGAAGGGGTTGCGGAGGCCGCCGGCGGACGGGATGTGGCCGAGGTTGATGACGGTTCCGCATCCGCGGGCGGTGGGGTCGCTAGGCCCGAACTTCATCCGGTTCGCGGAGGAGCGTTCCGGGAAGCCGTTGCGGTGGTGGCAGCGGCTGGCGGCGACACGGATGCTCGAGGTCGACGCCCGCAACGAGCTCGTCTGGGAGACGATCCTGCTGTCGATGCCCAGGCAGCTCGGCAAGTCATGGCTGCTCCGCGAGCTGTGTTTGTGGCGGATCCATCAGGAGCCGTGGTTCGGGGAGCCGCAGGACGTGCTGCACACCGGCAAGGATCTCGCCGTCTGCAAGGAGGTGCAGCGGCCCGCGAGGATCTGGGCGAAGGCGCAGGGCGCGTACAAGGTGCGGGAGGTGAACGGGCAGGAGGAGATCGAGCTGCTCGCCGACGGGTCGCGTTGGATGCTGCGCGCCAAGGAGGCCGTCTACGGCTACAGCGTGTCGTTGGCGGCGGCGGATGAGGCGTGGAAGGTGAAGACCTCCTCGATCGAGGAGGGGTTGGAGCCGACGATGGTCGAACGGATCCAGCCGCAGCTGCTGCTCGTCTCGACCGCGCACCGGCTGGCCACGACCCTGATGCTGTCCCGCAGGCAGCTCGCGCTCGAGTCATTGGAGACCGGTGACGGCGACCTGCTGATCGTGGAATGGTCTGCGCCGCGCGGCGCCGCGCTGGATAACCGGGAGGCGTGGCGCCGCGCAAGTTCGCACTGGTCGCCGCGCAGGGAGCGGACGATCGCGAAGCAGCTGGAGGCGGCGATGAGCAATACGTTCGAGGATCCGGAGGAGTCCGACCCGGTCGCGTGGTTCCGGTCGCAGTGGCTGAACGAGTGGCCGACGAAGCCGGTGGAGACCGGGTCGACGGAGGATCTGCTGCCACCCGGCCTGTGGGCCGATCGGACGCAGGCCGGCGTCACCTCGACAGGGCCGGTGTGGGTGGCGTTGGAAGACAACTGGGGGCACGGCGCCGCCGTCGCCGTCGCCGGCCGGATGGCGGACGGCCGGCTCGAGGTCGACGGGTGGCTCCGCGACGACTGGGACTCGGCCGTTGAGGATCTCGTAAGGCTGGGCCGTCCGATCCGTGACTTGCAGGTGGGCGCGTCGATGCTCGACCGGGTGCCGGCCGACCTGTCCCCCAGGCCTAGGCCTGCGACGCAGACGCAGACACGGGCGGGCCTGTCGCTGCTCCGCGACCTTGTCCTGAACGGCCAGATCGTCCATGACGAGACCACCGGGGAGCTCGACGAGGCGTTCCACAAGGCGCAGGTCAGGGAGGCTTTGTCGGGGCTGCAGTTGGTTGTGTTCGACGAGGCGCACCTCGTGAAGGCGGCCGTGTGGGCGCTCGCTGCCGCTCACAAACCTGCGCCCGTCCCCGCCGTAGCCTAGTATCACGGAACCGTGGGGTTGTTCACGCGTGCGATCCGGCCCCCCGACCCGGAGATCCCGAACGGGAACGATCCGGTGTCGGCCGCACCGGGCACCGTCGGGCCGCCCAACGTGAACCCGGGCGACCCGAACGGTGTCGTCGTCGAAGACCCCGTAGGGCCGCCGTGGATCCCACCGACGATCAGGCCGTCCGCATGGTCAGGCTGGCCGGCGGAATGGGCGACACCGAACTGGGGCGGGACGTCGCTGCAGACGCTGGGTGAGACGGCGTGGGTGTGCATCGACCTGAACAGCTCGGTGCTGTCGACGATGCCGCCGTACCTCGTCGGGGCGGCACCCTCTTTGAACGCGGACTGGTTGACCAACCCGGATCCCGACATTTACGCGTCCGCCGAGGAGTTCCTGAAGCAGGCGTTCTGGGACTTCCAGGCTGTCGGTGAGGTGTTCGTCATCGCGACCGCCAGGTATTCGACCGGCTGGCCCGCCCGGTTCCATGTGTGTCCGCCGTGGACCGTCAACGTCGAGTTGGAGGAGGGCCGGCGTTACTACAGCATCGGTGACCGGGACGTGACCGGCGAGATGCTGCACATCAGGTACCAGTCCACCGTCAGTGACGCGCACGGCCACGGGCCGCTCGAGGCCGGCGCGGCCCGCCTCGTCGCCGCGGAGGTGTGGCAGCGCTACGCCACCAGCCTCGCCACATCCGGCGGGGTGCCACCGTCGATCCTTGAGTACCCCGTCGAGGCGGGCGAGCTGACGGCGGAGCAGACGATGCTGCTGAAAGCCCAGTGGGTGCAGGCGCGGCAGTCCAGCATCGGTGAGCCGGCCGTGCTGTCCGGCGGTGTGACATGGAAGCCGACACAGGTGAACCCGTCCGACATGGGGATGCTCGAACTGTCGACGTTCAACGAATCCCGCATCGCCGTCATGCTCGGCGTGCCGCCGCACCTCGTCGGGCTCCCGTCCGGCGGCGACTCGATGACGTACGCGAACGTGTCCGCGATCTTCGACTACCACTGGCGCGCCGGCCTCCGCCCGAAAGCACAAACCGTGATGTCGGCGCTGTCCGGGTTCCTGCTCCCAAGAGGCACCCGGGTCGAGCTGAACCGTGACGAGTACGTCCAGCCCGGCCCCTACGAGCGCGCCCAGACCGCCCAGATCCTGAACGGCATCGTCGATCCGGCCACCGGCCAGCCCGCGCTCAGCGTCGCGGAGATCCGGCAGGCGGAACGGCTCGACGAGACAGCCCCGCAAGACCTAACGGCAGGAGTGCTGAGATGAGCGAACAGCCGGCAGGGCAACTCGAGTACAGGCAGGCGACCGTCGTCGGCACGTCGTTCCCCGACCGGACGATCGAACTGATCGTGATGCCGTACGAGACCGAGACCGTCGCCGACTACAAGGGCCGCATGATCCGGGAGATCGTCCATCCCGGCGCGTTCGACGGCATCGAACGGAGGGCGAACCGGATCCGTGTCAACCGTGACCATGACGTCACCCGGACTGTCGGCCGGGCCGTCCGGCTGCACCCGTCCCGCACGGAAGGGCTCGTCGCGGAACTCCGGATCGCGAAAACCCCGTTGGGCGACGAGACGCTGGAGCTCGCCGACGAGGAGATCCTGGATGCGTCGGCGGGGTTCCTGCCGATGCCCGGCGGCGAACGGTGGGAGAGCCGAGACATGCGGCACCTCGACCGGCTCTGGCTGGGCCACATCGCGATGACACCCGAGCCGGCCTACCAGGACGCCCGGGTGCTGTCCGTCCGCTCACAGACGCTCACAGAGCCTCCTGGGCCTATCAGGACGCCGAACATCGAACAGGTGTACGCATGGCGGGCGCAGGACGACTATGATCGCCTGAGTCGCTGAACTACCTGCCGTTGTAGACCACTGGGTGGGCCGGCAGTTGCGGGGGACGCGCAGAAGACCCTAGGGCGAAACCGACATCGTTTCGCAACCCGTAGGAGGCATCCCGCAATGCCCGCGACAGACGACATGATCACCCAGCTCGCCGGGGAGATCGACCAGCAGCAGCAGTTCCAGGACAAGCTGCTCGAGGACGCCAAGAAGGACGGCCGCGACCTCACCGCCGACGACATGGCGCTGATCGAGCGCTCCCGCAACACCATGCAGGAGAAGGCGAAGCAGCTCGACCCGCTCAAGCAGGCCGCCGAGATCGCCGCCAGCTCGAGGGCCATGGTCGGCGAGCTCAACCTGCGTGTCGGAACCACCCGGCCGCCCGAGGTCGAGTACCGATCGGCAGGCCACTGGATCCTCGACTACTGGCAGGCCGGCCTCGGCAACGAGGAGGCCCGCCGCCGCCAGGACCTGTTCAAGCGGGCCGCCGCGCACCAGACGACCGCGGACAACCCGGGGCTGCTGCCCGCCCAGATGATCGCGCCGATCATCAACTTCATCGACCAGTCCCGCCCGATGGTCACCGCGCTCGGCGCACGCGACCTGCCGTCCGGCACATGGAACCGGCCGAAGATCTCGCAGCACACCTCGGTCGCCCCGCAAGCCGGAGAGAAAACCGAATTGACCAGCCAGAAAATGGTCATCGGGATGATCCCCGTAAACGCAATTACGTACGGCGGTTATGTTAACCTGAGCAAGCAGAATCTTGATTGGTCCCAGCCGGGAATTCTCGACATCGTTATTCAGGACCTGGCGGCGCAGTACGCGATCGAGACGGAGAAGGCTCTCTGCACGGCGATCGACACGAACACGACCGTCGGCCCTGTCATCCCGACCGGCCCCGCCACACCCGCCGTCGTTTCGGCGGCGATCTGGACAGCCGTCGGAGCCGTGTACGCAGCAACGAAAGGCGCCGGCCGTGTCATCATCGGCGTCAGCCCCGACGCGCTCGGCCTGATCGGGCCGCTGTTCGCGCCGATCAACCCGCAGAACGCGCAGTCCCCGGGTTTCTCCGCCGGCGACTTCGCATCCGGGGTGCAAGGGACAGTGTCCGGTGTGCCCGTCGTGATGTCGCCCGGGTTCGACGCCGGCACCATCATCGTGCTGTCGACCGCCGCCGTCGAGTTCTACGAGAACCGTGTCGGCGCCCTGCAGGTCGTAGAGCCGTCCGTGTCT